GCCAACCAAAGCACCACCAGCGGCCCCCCACGGACCAGCAACCGCACCACCGATGGCGGCACCTTCGACGGCTCCGATTGCGGCTTGTGCATAGGGGTCGTCAAGCACTGCATCGACTCCTTCAGCGGCGGCGACGGCTTGTCCACCGGCTTTTGCTTTCTTGAGTCGCTTTGTCGCACCTTTTACTCCCTTCTGAACGATTTTACCTTTAACCAACTAAAGACCCCCATCAAAGGTCTTGAGCCTGTGTAAGCATTTCGTTCATGCGGTCTTTAGTAACTTTAACCGATTCAGCAATTAGAAGAATGTCAACTTCAAGTGTATCGTCATCATTTCTAATCCAATTATCTGCGGCTACACCGATAAGCAAATCTGAAACTAACACGTAGCCAGATGGGTGAAGGTCTTCAGGACCATACCAATCGTCTGTGCATACAACCCAGCCACTGTTTGTGCCTGTTGGCGCAGTTGTGGAAGTGTATTGTTGAACACAAAGAACATCAGGAGATGCTATACCAACATCTGCGGCATTTTCGTACGCCCTGGTCGTAGCATAAAGTTTCAAAGCCGAAGTTTCTCCGGCAGTTGCAGAGTCTCCAAGATAACTTGCGACTGGGTCCCAGATTCCTGTATTTGGAAGAGCGGTACTAGACTGTTCTCTTACTTGAAAATAAACTGCCTTGACAGCCAATCCACGGTTTTCAGTAACCGAAATGTATTGGCTTAAATCTATTCTTCCGTACACTGTAGTACGTGAACCATCTCCGGTTGAAGTTAAGTCGAACTCCATTCTATCTCTCAATATAACATCGTTTGCATTCTTTGTCATAGTTTCCTTTTGATACTACTAGGTACTTATACTATATTCTTCACACATCTTGAACATCTGCGCCGTCAGCGAGTGGAATTGGGGCTCAGCCACACATTTCCACCTGTCGAAATACTTCTAACCGTTATTTATTTAATAAGAGCCGGCCTAAGACAATTATGGCGGACTACAAAACCATCATTTCGGCGAATATTCCGGTCACATTAGCGGACCGTTTGAAAAACAAAACCAAAGGGACTCGCTCCCGTGTTATTGAGAGGGCATTAAGAGCCTATCTTGATGATAAAGAAGCGTTCAACATTTCTGATTGGGATACAAGAAATCTAATGGCAGTTTTACACGCTCGTCCTGATACATCTCCTCAATTGAAATCAATTTTGCTTGCGGAGTTGAACGCATGAAACACATGCTAGATTTGTTTTCAGGATTTGGCGGAGCCTCTGAGGCTATGGTACAAGACGATACGTGGTCTGTGCTAAGAATCGAAAACAATCCACTCTTAGGTGGGGTTCCATACACAATTATCGATGATGTTAGAAATATTGCAACGCAAGTTCATATGCGAGACAAGAGAGGAGATGAAAAAATAGATTTGATTTGGGCTTCTCCGCCCTGCAGGGATTTTTCTTCTGGTTATTCTTCTCCTAAGTCTATTTGGTGCCGAGAGCATGGTATAGAATCGTACAAACCAAATATGGATTTACTACTTGCCGCTATTGAAATTATTGAAAAAGTCAAACCTAAGTATTGGGTAATTGAAAATGTAGTTGGAAGTATTCGTTATTTCGAGGAATACTTAGGAGAGCCAAGACAAATTATTGGACCCTATGTGTTATGGGGCAATTTTCCAATGCTTGACTGCAAGCCTGAAGTGATCGCCTCAAAGTCAAGTAAAGATGTGCATTCATCTAACCCACTTCGGTCAAATTACAAAGCAAAAGTTGACATTCATATTTCACGTACTCTCAAAGAAACTATTGAAAGTCAACAATCAATCTTAGATTTCATGTGACTACTGATGCAGGTACTCCATCAGCGTCATACATGACAGTGTTTCCATTACCTGAGAACTTTACAGGCGGTGGGTATGGTCTGATTATGCCAGAAGTAATTCCTGAAACATCCATAATGGTTATCCAATCAGGAAGATTCAACGTGGTATCACCAAATGCGGCGTCATAATCAACCATTGAAACTGCATCTTTGTACCTGGTACGATAGTTTGCGATTGAATCCATACCTTGGTATGCGGCTGTAGCACTTCGATTAAAGTATCTTAGTGCGTCTGCAGATGTAACCATAATTTCAGGTCGTACGCCTCCGAACTTCCACATTGGGAAAGAACGGCCAGCGGCTGAAGAGGTCGGGTCAATTGTGTTGGCTGTGTCCGTTAACAATCTGCATTGAGCCTCTAACATTTCTTTGTACGTGCCCATAACTGAAGTAAGAGCACTTACTTTCTTTGTTTCAAGCTCTAGATAAAAAGACAATGCTATATCATCATCAGTAGGGGCTCCGTTTGCATAAAGAATGCAAGTCAAGTACACGTGGTTAGTGTACCAAGTATACATGTTTTCATAATGCGCCGCAGGATTTGGAAACTCCATTTCCTTTTGATACTCATTAGACATATACAGCCCATCATCTTGAAACGAATTGGCTAAACTAATGACTTGGTGTTTGTATAAAACCGAATTGTCTCCCGCATATGGGCCTGACTTTTCTAATACGGTAGTCTGTATGGAATCAGTAGTTCCCCATCGGTTGTTAGTTAGTGTAATTGGATAAGGCGTAACATAGACTTGCCTTGCGCTACATGATGTAGGACTTTCGCCTCCAGGGGAAAATGGGTTGTTAGATACATTGATTCCGCCTAAGTCATCAAACATTTGAACATTTTTGATGCGGTAAGCGTGACCTTCAGGCAAATTAATTCGCTTTTGCAGAATAGCGTATGAGTTCTGCCCTGGAACATCGTACTTACCTTCTCCGACTAAGACTTCTCTGATGTGTGTTATTGGCATTACTTAGACCTCCTGTATGCTTTACCCATTGCTTTCAAGTTAAGTTGGCCTTTCTTCTTGCCTGACTTAAACTTAATTTGATTTTTCTTTGACTTAATGTATCGTTGCCACTTGCTTAACTTACGCTTAGGTTTAGGCATTGTAACCGCTTGTACCACGTTCTGTGCTTCCATTAAATCGGTCTTTACGATTGGGGCAATCATCTCACCCTCTTTAATGTAAATCTGGAAAGTCGGTTCTCTTCCGGTTAGTAATGCTGAGTATTGATAGGCTGGCACGGCTATCATATCACAAGGGACAAGACGCTCACCGTCCGCCAAAATGAATCCGGCGACACCGCCAACCAAAGCACCACCAGCGGCCCCCCACGGACCAGCAACCGCACCACCGATGGCGGCACCTTCGACGGCTCCGATTGCGGCTTGTGCATAGGGGTCGTCAAGCACTGCATCGACTCCTTCAGCGGCGGCGACGGCTTGTCC